CCAACGGAATGACTGTTGTGGCTTACAAAACCATTTGCTATAAAATTATGAAACGGATTATCCATTTCGATATCATATGTCATTTCTTTTCCGATATACTTTATGCTTTTTATTTTATCTTCTTGAATATTCTTTCCTTTTTGCCATGATTTAGTTCTACCTTTTTCATAATGTAATTTTTTGTGACAACTATTACAAACAAAAATTATATTATCTTCGCTATTATATTTTATTCTATCAAAATCAAAATAATCCAAAAATTCTTTATGGTGATATTCAAATCTTTTACTTTTTTCCTTACCACAACATTCACATTTACCACCACTCCTAACACTAATTTTTTCTTTAGATTTATTAAATTCAATAGAAGAACCATCTACGAATGCTGGATTTTTATCTCCATTTTGAAATCCAATTAACCCTTTTGAAATATTTAACTTCCACTTTTGACCAGTCTTTTTATAATCATTTTTTGAATATTCATCATTATAAACAAATATATCATCACCTTCATTTAATTCTTTTACCATTTTGTATTTTTCTGGTGTTAAAAATCTATGATTATCTGTTGATTTAATTTTAAATCCAAGTTTGGTTTCTACTTCATAAACTTTTTTAATACCATTTTCACATATTTCTTTAATATCATGCGGTCTAACTTTATAATCATCAAACAAGGCTTGTATTTGTGGAAAGCCAAATTTTCTTATTTTTTTACCCCATTCAGTATCTTTAGATTGTTCTTCAAATAATTCTTTTATTGTCACTTCTTTTTTGCAATATTGATTTGTTCTTCCTCTTAACAAAACAGTATCACCAGTTAAGCACTTATTAAATGCATATTTAGAAAAACTAACCATATCTTGCCAAATTCTATCAATATCTTCTTGTTCCATTTTGTTTTCTAGAGCACCTTTTTTAAATCTCTCTTCTGCTTCGATCAACTTAGGATTATCTTTTAGTTCACCCTTTTTTGTCTTCATTAACATTTTTCGCAATGCATTTGTTTCATCCATTGAAAATTTTCCCAATTTATTGCCCAATAACATAACTTGTTCCTGATAAGCCAAAACGCCATATGTCTCTGTTAAAACTTCCTTTGCAATATCATTGTTATAAAAATCACTTTTTATTGTACCACGTTTTCTATCTCCATATTCAAAAGCAATACCGCTGCTTAATGGTCCAGGTCTAAATAATGCATTAATTGCCACTAGATCTTTAAATGAATCTGGTTTTGTTTTTTCAATCATCTGTCTCATTGAATTCGTTTCAAATTGAAATATGCCCTTTAAATTAAATTCATCAAATATTTTTTTATAAACATTTCTATCTTCCAGGTCTAATTTGTCAGGATGTATTAAATCATTATATAATTCCATACTTGATTTTGATTTTTTTTCAGATACATATTCTAAACAATTATGAAGAACCTTTAAGGTTTTTAGACCTAAAATATCTATTTTTACAAATCCAAAATCACTTAATAATCTCGATTGTGCACCTTCATTTAATGAAGTTTGTAAATTACCTTTTATTTTTATGATTGATTGATTTTTTATTAAATTATCAGATATTATAACACCAGCAGCATGCTTTCCAATGTGTTTTATTTTTCCTAAAAGATTCCTCATATCTTTTTCGATAACAGGATTTGCTTCAAGGAAATCTTTCAATGACGTTGAACCTTTTATCAAATCGTCAAAGTTTGTTTCAGAAAACTCATCTTCATCAAAAATTTCCAATGATTGTTCTAATTCTAATTTTATCTTTTTGTTTAATGCACTAAAATATGCTGCACTTTCCAAACTATATGTTCTTCCAAGATCCTTAAGTAAACCAGCTTGTCTAAATGTATTATAATTAGAAACTAAAGCAACATCATCACCAAATTCGTTTATTAAATCTTCTTTTACGCGATCATTATGTTCAAAATCAATATCAATATCCGGATAATCAGAATTATGTGTTAAAAAATAATCACTTTCATTTTGTGACATATAAAATTCATGTTCTTTATCCAAAGAAATATCTATCATTTCCATTTCACAATCTTCATAAATAATCTCAGTTATTTTAACCATATTTTTTCCCACTCCCAGCTTTATTTCTTGCTTCTATTTCAAATTCTTTTCCGCAGTTTTTACAATTTTTAATCATTTTCGATTTCAATTATCTCATCACCTACTCTTAATTCTTCCGCCACGACTAACTGTTTCTTTTTGTTTCTTATTATTGGCCATTTGTGATTTAATGAACTTATCAATTCTCTTTTGCCAATTTTTATCCTTATTTTTTTGTTATGTTTAGTGTAAATTTTATCTTTTACTTTGGAAAAACCCTTTGGAGTTTTTATTTCATCATTTAATTCTAATTGATTTAAAGTTTTTTCACTATTTTTTAATAATACTTTGGTTTCCTTTGGCAAGCACCGTTCTATTGAAAGAAATCTGGAAAATAATAGATTATATTTCAATGGATCTATCTCTGTTATCTTTAATAAATAATTAATTAATGAACTTCCTCCACTTCCGCGACTCGCGCCGATCACCATTTTTTCTCTTGCATCATTTACAATTTTTTCCACTATCAAGAAATAATCAGCGAGATTTTTATTTTTAATAACATTTATCTCAACATCAAGTCGTTCTTTATATTTATTTCCTAAATTTAATTTATTTAATTCTTTCATGCACATATCATGTAAATATTTATTTTTATCCTTAATGTCAGGATTTACATCTTTTAATTTTATTGAAGTATCAATATCAAAAGATTCAACCTTTTGATCTATTTCCCTAGTATTATCAACAAAAGATTCAAATTGTTTTTCAGATATTTCAGGATTATATGTTTTACATGATTCCCAAAATTCATCTCTAGTTTTTAAATACAAACCTGTAGCTGAAAATCCCCAGGCTTTATCATTTTTTAAATCTTCATATGTTTTTTTTGTTTGTAATAATAAAAGAGTTTGATGTGTTGTTTCATCACCATTCTTCAGATAATGACTATCGGGCGTTACTATTGTTTTAATGTTTAATTTTTTTCCAAGCTCTATAATTTTTCGATTTGACTTAGCTTGATCATCGATTTCATTAAATTGAATTTCAAAATAAAAATCGTCCTTAAATAAATTCTTATAAAATAATGCAACTTTTTCAGCCATTATATCATTATCAGCTATTAAATATTGTTGAATTTCACCAGCAATACAAGCAGAAGCACATATTAATCCTTCATGATATTTTTCTAATAATTTTTTATCAATCCTGGGTCTATAATAGAAATTTTTATAAGCTTCATATATTAAAGCATTTAGGTTTTCAAGACCTTTTTTATTTTTTACCAAAAGAATTAAGTGATTTCTAATATTAATTATTTTCTTTAATTCAAGCTTTTCTTCTTTTTCAATACTTTTATCTTTTGATCTTTCATGATGCTCTTTCCAAACATCCAAATCATTAACAGTGTAGAATTCACAGCCAAATATTGGCTTTATTCCTTCTTCTTTTGCACTTTTATAAAAATCTCCCCAATTGTTTAAATTTCCATGATCTGTTATTGCAACTGACGGAAGATTCATCTCTTTTGTTCTTTTTACTATTTCATCTGGAGTACAAATTGCATCTAATCCTGAATAGTGTGAGTGAACGTGTAAGTTAATCATAAAAAATCTTATCCTTTTCTTTTGTTAAATTATTATAGCTAATTACTTCGATATTATTTTTTCTTAATAATCTTATACCAGAAACATCTCTATAAGATTTATAGAATATAACTTTTTTTATTTTCTTATTTTTCACTATTTCAGAAGCGCATTTAAAACAAGGTGAAAGTGTTACAAACATAATGAGGTCATTTTTATTATTTTTTTTTATTTTTTTTAAAGCATTTATTTCAGCATGAATACAACCACAAATGCCAGGTTCTAATGTCTTACAGCCATTTATTTCACCTGATTTACTTCCATTATAACCAAATGATTTCCAGTTGTAATTTTTTAAATCAACAATTACTGCTCCAACTTTTATCCTTAAGCAAGTGGATCTTTCTGCGATAATGAGTGCATTTTTCATCCAGATATATTCAAAGGATGGTCTGATAAAGGATCCAAATTTGTTGTCATATTTATCAAATATTGGAACCGGAATACTATCTTCATTAAAATCTTCATAGTGTAAAAATCTATATATCAAACCATTTTCTTTACAATAATCTCTTGCAGCCTTTATCTTAATTATATCCAATTCTGAATCTCTACCTTTTAATTCTTCTATTATTTCAATTCCATCACTTTTAATTATTGATATATCTGGATGATAATAATGAATTTTATTCGTAAAATACGCAACTTTTCTTTTGCATTTTTCATAACTAATAACAGAATTATCAACTTCTAGCTGTTTATAGCGCAATAACTCATATGAACTATCAAACCAAACTTCTTTTTTATTTTTATTAGACTTAAAATATCCTTTTTTTGCATTTTTGTTATTATAATTTATGGCAACATAATCTTCTATATAACATTTTCTTGAGCAATATATTCGCTCTGAATTAAATGGTATTTTTATTTTTTTACCACAGTTTTTGCAATTTTTTGTTATTTTTTTAACTTGATGATATTGACTATAGCATTGTAGATCGCAAAAATGTTTATTGTTTTTATTATTTTTATAAATTTCTATTTTCTTATTGCAATTATTACATTTTACAATTTTCCATTTTGTTTTATCTTTTTTATCCTGTTTTCTTGAAAACCCATATTTACAATTATTGTCGCAAAACTTTAAAAAACCAGAACTTAATCTATTGAATTTTGTTTTTTTTCCACATTCTAAACATATTCCCTCATTTTTATTCTTCTTTAAAAATTTATTGTAATATTCCTTTAAGAGACAATGATTTCTTGAAACATGTTGAGAAAATGAATTATAATTTTTAAATTTTTTTTTACAGATTTTACATTCAATCATATTTTTCTCATCGTATCTCATGTCTTATTTTCAATGTTAACCTAACTATATCCATATAATATTTATCAAATTTCATATATCATTATAGTAAAAAAATTTACATCTTTTATACAGTTATTATAGCTAAATATCCTATAATACATACTTATAAACTAAGTACTGTTATTGTACTTTCCTCGGCAACACAGAGGGGTTTTCCATACAATTAAGTAAAAAAAACCTTTCTATGTTGCACTATATTAAAGAATCAATAACTTCTTATTATACTTTCTTGTTATTTTCCTATGACCGCTAATTGGGTATTTTGTACTGTGTCAATACAAAATTCGGAACGGTAAAAAACCATCTAATATTGCCTTTCAGAAATATTAGAATTCCTTGTATAGATAAAAATCCCGAGAAGTTATTATTTTTAAATTCTAACAGTTACTCTTTCGAGCCTTTCCTCGCATAATTTTGTTTACTGCCTTAAAAAGAATTACGTCGGCAGTTCAGGCGTTACACCCTGGGGTTGACGTTTTCCTAATTATCGCGTTAGGATTCGCTAAATTTTTTATTTCATAATTATTACCTCACCTTAAGTGTTTTTAGTTTATTATAGTTAAATTTTCGAATTCTTTGTCAAAATCTTCTTTTGATAATTCTCCAAGATCATGTCTATTTGTAACCCAATTCATTGCATTTATCTTTATTTTTCCATTTAATCTTTTCATAATATCAATAGTCCCCATCTTGCCAGCTTCATCATTGTCAAGTGCTAAAATTATTTCATCAAAAAATCTCAATATTAATTTTTCTTGTTCTTTACTCATTTTACTGCCCATTATGCCAACACAATCATTAAAGCCTTTATCATAACAATTCATTACATCAAATTGACCCTCAGTTATAATTCCTTTATTTCCTGATATTTTATCTATACCAAATAAGGTAAGTCTTTTGTCAAAGCCATAATTATATTTGTATTTTGGTTCAATAAATTGTCTATATACAATTCCCATTAATTTCTTATTCCAGTGTCTTATTGGAATAATATATCTATGATTAAATTTGTCATAACATATTTCGAAATCCTTTATGGTTTTTTCATCACTTAGTCTTTCATAAATGTACTCTTCCAGGGGATCATTATAATTATTTAATATATTTTCATCTATGTAGTTTATTTCTTCTGCTTGATCCCTGGAGATGTTTATTTTTTGCACTTGATTGTTTAAAATCTTCAATTTATTTTCTTCTAATTTTAATAGATTAATATCATAAAATTTACTTATTTTTTTGAAAAACGATTCAAAGCTTAATCCTGATTCACCACATTTTGCAGAAAGACAATTATATTTTCCGTTTTCTAAATTTATACCAAAACTTGGTTTTTTTTCTTCATGAAATGGACATAAACATTGCAATTGATTTCCCGTTATATTTACTTCTTTTAGAATTTCATTATCTATTAAATAATCAATTTGTTCTATCATTCAGATCTTTCTTTTATTATTGAATTGTCAATATCCCATAATAAATCAGCTGAAAATTTCTTTCCGTGTCTATTTTTTACACATTTTAAATTCATCTTATTTATAATTTCATCTTCTTCCTTTTGATATAAAGAGAAAACAGCATCAACCGCATATCCAATTGCATCAGATAACGATATATTATCAAGATCAGGAGCTCCATCTTTAGATGCTGCATCTCGATTTGTTGCAGAAATGCAAATTATTGGAATTCTGAAATATTGACTTTGGGCCTTTAAATTATAAATTATGTTTTCCAATTGTGTTCTTTTATCAAATCCTCTATCTGCATCTTTTATTAATTGTAGGTAATCAACAAAAACTACTTGTGGTTTTTCATCTTCAATAAACTGTTTAATTGTTTCTTGAGTACATTTAAAGGGATGTTTTACTTCTAAATATTCTTTGTTTTCTATTGATGCTAAATATAATTCAAATTGTGATTTTTCTGAACTAGATAATAATCCTCGTTTTAATCTAGAGTATGAAATGCCAGAAGCAAAAGCATCTGCTCTTTCTAATACTTCATCAACTGACATTTCCTTTGAGATAAAAAGTGTTTTAATTCTATTTTTTACCAAATTTGCAGCAGTCGCACAACAAAAAAATGTTTTTCCAATTCCCGGTCTTGCTTGGATCAAAAACAGTCTACCACCGACAAGTGGTGATTCCGAATCTAGTTTTGAAATAGAACCATTTTTAAAGCCCCAGTTGAATCCGGAAACTACTTCAAACTTTTTATCTTCATAATTTTTCAATCTTCCAAGAGTATCTCTACCGATGTTTCCTGATACAACGTTATCATTATTTGACTTTATTTTTTTTACATTATGAGTAAATATTTCATGGATTTTATCAACATCTTCATTATTGGCAGCCATTTCGGCAACTTTTTTTGATAAAATTAGAAATTTTTCCCTATTATTGTTATCAAGTATTTTATCTGCATAATATTTCGGTTTTTCAAGTTCACTTATTAATTGAAATTCTTCATTAAATTCCATTTGTAAAACATTAACTGATGGAGCTTCATTATATTTTTTGTAATATTTTTTTATAAATTCAAATTTTAATCTAATGTCTGGTATTTTTAATTCCTTTTCATTAAAAACAAAAACAGATTTTACATCTTTATGTTTTATGATCGATGAGATAAATTCAAATTCTATATTCACTTTATCATTTCTCTCTTTACGTTTAAGATTCTATCCCAATAATTATTTGGATTATATTGTTTTGGATTTTCAATATGTAATTCAAAAACTTTATCTTTCAGGGAAGATTTTACTATTTTTATTGTTTCTAAATCAGAATTAATACCTTTTTGAGATGTAAAAATTATTGGCTTATGTCTTAATTTTAAAAATTCTTCTAAAAAGTTTAATACCTTTATGTCTGAAAAAAAGTTTGTTTTTATTTCCTTGTCTATAGAATCAATAACCAAGAAATCATACTTATTTAATTTTTTCAGATAATTCTTAAAGTCTTTTGAGTTTGATATTTCATTGTAAATATGAATAAATCTTATAAAATAAACAGAATATTTTTTTCTATAAGCTTCTTTTAATATTGAAGTTGCAAAAAAGGTTTTTCCCGTTGATGATGTATTACTATATAGAAATAAATTAGATCCACTTTCATAAACATTATCTATATATTCAATATATTTTTTCATATCATTGAAATATTTCTTATTTGTTTCTTCTTCTTTGAATTCATAATCATTGAAATCTTTTGAAAAGAAATCATGTGGAATATTTGCCAACGAATAGTCTTTCCATAATTTATTTTGTTGATAACAATTACAATCTTGATTTTTCCACTCATCTAGTGGACCTTTAAAATTATTATAATTACTATTGCAAATCGGACAAATATCCTTATGTTTTTCTAAATTAAATACTTCAATCATTTCACAAAATCTCCTCTAATTATATTATAGTAAATTAATTATAAACATTTGAATGTTTATTCATTTTTTTTATTGCCTCTTTTTCAATAATTTTAATTTTTTGTTCAGGAATCTTTAAGGTTTTTGAAATAATTGAATATTCCTGTTTGTTTTTTAATAATTCAACATCAAAATGCTTCAATTTTGTAACATCAAATTGTGGATTATATAGAAAATTCATAACAAATTTTTCACTATTTTCTAATGGACTTAAGTCAAGAAAATTAAAATCCTGTTCATGAAAATGATTTAGCGTATCAAAAACATCCGATTCTAAAGTAATGAGACTATTAATCTCTGATTGTCTTAAGATATTAAAAATTTTTATTTCCTCATTATTAACATGAACATTAAACTTCATGTCACAATAATCCTTTAAACTATCGAATGAATTTAGTACAAAACCATTTTTATCAATATAATTATTTTTAATTAAATCTTTCCATAGATCATCTATATCTAATTTTAAGTTTTTAAAATTATTTTTTATGATAAATTTATTTTTTTTAATAGCTTTTTTTGACTGCTTTCCTGTTAGTTTTTCATTAAAAAAATCAATTAAACAGGCTTTTATCCAAATATAACAATATGTAGAAAATTTATTTTTCTTTTCAAGCTTATAATAATGAATAGCATGCCAAATGGCAAAATTGGTAATTTGCTCAAAATCATCTTTTTCATAATTATTTAATTTGCATTTTATAAAACTATATGACATATTTTTATATTTAAGAATTAATTCCAATATTGCTTCATTTTTTTCTTTTATATACTTTGAACAATAATTAGTTTTTTTGGCTTTGCAGTTTTTGCATGATGTCATGATTTGTATAAAGCTATCAATTTTATTTCTGTCACCCTCTAGATAATCAAACCTTCTTATCATTGGCTCAGTGAAAAATCTCCCCCTGGAACAAAACCTGTTATTTTTTATGAAAAATTTTTCATTATATTTATTCGTTACCTTAATTAGCTTTTCATTGATTTTTAAATCTAATTTGATTTTTCTATCACAATCCCATTTTGCTGTTTTTATTGTATCAAGAATATATGTTTTTTCTGTCATGTTTCCCCCCAGAGGTAGTTGTTAATTATTTTTATACTTCAGAATTTGATTGTTTTAGATCACCTCCGATTGATTTTGATTATTTATTATAACATCGTTTTTTTAACTTGTAAACTGTTATTTGTATGTATTTTCAAATGGAGCATATGACAAAAAAGCCTAAACAACAGTTTACAAACCCTGAAAAACAGTATATAATTATTATATAACAAGACCCCAATAAGAAAATAGCAGCAATAATACTATAATATCATAAAGGAAGTCAAATGAAATATTATGAATTATTTGAAAAATTAGAATCTACCACCGGAAGATTAATTAAAGAAAAATTAATAAAAGAAAATGAATCATCTTTTATATTAGATGTTTTTGATAGAGTTTTTAATCCTTATAAACAATCATATACTAATAAATTTATAGATTGTTCTACAGTTGATCATGGCGAATTTAATGAATTTATTGAAAATCAAAAAAGTATATTGGAGTTATTTGATTATTTAAATAAAAGAGGATCGGCAAATAATATTTCAAAATATAACGCTTGGAATTATTTAGACAATCTAGATAATGAAATTCAAATAAAATGGGATAAAAGAATTTTACTTAAAAAATTGAAAATTGGTGTTTCCTTAAAAACAATCAACAAGATTTTTAATAATTATATTCCTTCTTTCGAAGTTATGTTAGCTAAAAAAGTAGAAAATATAGATAAATTAAAATTTCCATTAATCATTCAGCCAAAATTAGACGGAATTAGATGTTTAAAAGTTGGGAAAGCATTGATTAGTAGAAGCGGAAAAGCAATAGCCAATGAAAAACTTTATGAATATTTAGGAGATATTATCAAACACACGGATTATGTTTTTGATGGAGAGTTGTATTCACATGAAATTGGATTTAATGAAATACTTTCCAATATAAATAATGAAAATAAAGAACTTCATCCTTCGATAAAGTATGTAGTTTATGATTTAATAGATATAGAAGGTTGGGAAAAACAAAAATGCGAAGCAGGGTATAGTGATAGAGTAGCACATATAAAACTTCTTATAGAAAATATTCAAAACTGTGAAGCAATAGAAAGTAAAGTTATTAACAATTTGGATGAATTAAATATTTATTATAATGAATGCCTAGGGAGAAATTATGAAGGTGTAATGGTAAAAGATTTGCATGGTAAATATGAATGGAAAAGAGTAGATCAAAATATAATGGGTAAAATAAAACCAACTGAAACAAATGATTTAAAAATTGTTGATTTTAAGGAAGGAGAGGGTAGAAATGAAAAAAGCTTGGGAGCGTTTGTTTGTGATTTCAATGGCAAAATCGTAAATATAGGAACTGGCATAAATGATAAACAACGAAAGATATTTTGGGAAAAGAAAAAGGAGTTCACAGGAAAATGGATTGAAGTACAATCACAAGAAATAACAAAAGATGGAAGCTTAAGGTTTCCAGTATTTAAGAGATTTAGAGACGACAAATAAAGGAAAATATAATATGCCAAAAGGAATATACACAAGAAAACCATTTTCAAAAAAACATCTTAAAAATTTGAGTAAATCCAAAAAAGGCATTGGAGCTCTTAGATGGTTTATAAATAAATTTGGAGAAAAATTAGGAAAAGTTAAATATAATAAACACTGCTTTAAATTAAGTAAAGCACATAAAGGACAAAAAGCTTGGAATCTTGGACTTAATAAAGAAAATGATAATCGTATTGCTAAGTGTGCAGAAAAAAGAAGATTTAAAAAAAGAACTAAACAGCAAAGAAAAAATATCTCAAATGGAACTAAAAATGCAATGCAAAAAGAAGAAGTTAAAAATAAACAAAAAGATGAAATGCAAAAAATGAATAAGAAGTCTTGGAAAAAAAATATAAGTAAAGCATTAACCGGCATTACCAGCATGCAACGTCATGGAGAAAAAAAGGCTAATGAAATTAGTAAGAAAAAAAGTATTTCACAGGCAAATGCATACATAGAAGAAAGATTTAAGCCAGAAACAAAGTTTAAGAGAGGTTATTTTTTCTCCAAATTAAACAACAAGGAGATGTACTATCGTTCTTTATATGAATTAGCAACTTATGTTTTATTAGACGATGAAGATGCTCAATCAATAATTAAAAGTTGGAAAACAGAACCATTTAGAATTCCATATCATTGGGATGATGGAAGTTATCATAATACAGTTCCTGATATTCTTGTAGAATACAAATCGGGAAAGAAACAATTAATTTCTGTAAAACCAGAATCTAGGCTTAAAGAAAGAATTAATGTTTTAAGAAATCAGGCATGTGATAAATATGCAAAAGAAAATAACATGGTCCATTCAATTTGGACAGAAAAAGAACTAGGAATAACAAAAGAATATTATCAAGAATTGCTAGAATTACAAAAATATAGGAGATAAATGCCAGATTATTTAGATAAATTAGAAGAAATTCAACAAGGTTATAAAGATGATTTTAAATGGGTAGATCAAAAATTTGTTAATAGTTTAATAAGTAGAATTGATAAAAATGTTGAATTGACCCAAAGACAAAAAGAAGCTATACATAACATTTATAATAGAGGGAGATAAACATGAATGAAACAGCTGGAAATGTGATAATAATAATTGGAATAGTTATGATGATAATTGGAATTTTAATGATGGGAAATTTTGGAGGAAAATAGTGGATTATTTATTAATAGATGGAAATAATTTAGCTGCAAGAGCAAACTATGTAGAACCTAATTTATGTAGAGAAGATGGAGTAGCAACGGGTGTTGTCTATATATCATTGAGAAGTATAAGATCTCTTATTAATAGATTTAATCCAAAAAGAGTTATTATGGTTTTTGATAAAGGTTGGAGTAAGTGGAGATTAGAATTATATCCACAATACAAAGCAAATAGAAAAATTGAAGATCCAACTCAAGAAGATATTGAAGAAAAAGAAAGATATATAAATCAAATAAAAAGATTTGAGGAGTATCTATCACATCTTCCGGTTTCTGTTGTATCCGTTAAACGCACTGAAGCAGATGATATAATTGCACATATTCTTAATCAAGCTATTGCAAAAAATATTGGTAATAAATTTTTATTAGTTTCTAATGATTCTGATTTTTATCAATTTGTTCCATTTGGCGTAAATATATACGATGGTATTAAAAATATTTTTATTGACAATGAATATATAAAAGAAAAACTTGAAATAGAATCAAAAAATTACATCTTCTATAAATCTCTTTTAGGAGATAAATCGGATAATATCGATGCAGTAAAGGGGTTTGGTAAAAAAGCAGCCGTAACTCTTATAAACTCTGAACCTGTTACTGGATTATTGGAATTAAAAGAAAGAGCAAAAACAATAAAAGGTAAAAAGTTTGAAAACCTAGTAGAAGGGTTTGACAAAATAGAAAGAAATTTTAAGTTGATAGATTTATTGAATCCAAATAATTTATCAGAAGAAATCCAATCAGAGATTAAAGAATTATTATCAACAAAAAATGTTTTCAATAAAAATATATTTAACTTGTGTGAAGAAGATGAATTGATGTGGGATGAAGAATTTTTTAAGTCATTTGAAAAATTATAATGGGATATTGTGAAGATTGTGGAACAAAATTTAGTGATGGAACATGTCCCAATTGTCAGGAAGAATTATTCATTTATGAAATACAGCATGAATATATGATTAAACCTATAAGTAAAGAGTTTTCAACTAAAATAAATAAACAAATGGTAGAAAAAAATGAACGTATTTCTAAAAGATAAAAAAGTTGTTCTCAAGCTTAATTCTGGTGATGATTTTCATACAATTGTAGAAAAAATAAAAAAGTATTTATCACCATACGAATATGATCCCCAAACCAAATTATGGACCACTGAAAGAATGAATCTATTAATCTTTAAGCATCTTTTTAAGGATGATAAAGTTTTTTATGAGAGATCAGTATTAGATCTTATAACCAAACAAAATCGTTATGTAACAAACTTAAAAAAAGCAAAAGAAACAGAATATCCTAAAAAACTTAGAGATATAGAATTAACATATCTTCCACATCAAAAACAAGGTATTAATTATTTATTATATGATACAAATGTTGGATTATTCGATGAACAAGGTCTCGGAAAAACATTAACTACAATAAGTACTCTGCAAATATTATTTGATGAAAAGAAAATTGAAAAAATAGTTGTTATTTGCCCAAACACATTAAAATATAATTGGAAGGTAGAAATAGACAGCTATTCCTCATTGACTTGCAAGGTAATAGAAGGATCAAAAAATCAAAAAATAAAACTATTGGATGAAAATGTAAATATTTATATAACAAATTTTGAATCATTAATTGTCAGAAAAACAAAAAAGAAAAAAGATGATTCTAAGGGTTTTCAAGAAAAATTTGAAAAAATGATAACTGGAAAAACTTGTATAGTAATAGATGAAGCCCATAGAATAAAATCAGGAAGTTCAAAGATTTCTAAGTTTTTGAGAAAAGTAGGTAAATTGACTGATTATAAATATGTCTTAACTGGTACTCCAATAGCCAATAAGCCTGAAGACCTTTTTTATTTGTTTATGTTTTTGGATGGGGGTAAATTATTAGGTACAAATTATTATAAATTTCTTAAACAATATTGTATTTTGGGAAATGGTTTTTCTGATTATGCCGTAGTAGGATATAAGAATTTAGATAAGCTTAAATTTTTGGTTGGATTAAAATCATTAAGAAGACTTAAGGATGACGAATTGGACTTACCAGAAAAAGTCTTTGAAGATAGAGTTGTTACTGTCTCTAGAGAACATTTGAGATTTTATTCTAAACTAAAGGAAGGCTTGTTACAAAAAATCAAAGAAGACGGTGAAATAAAAGATATAAAATCTTGTTTAATAAGATTAATTCAGACTGCTTCTAATCCATCATTAATAGATGAAGCATGTAATATCGAAAGTACAAAAATTAAAGAATTGGATAATTTGTTAGAAGAACATATAGAAAGATCTGGTAATAAAGTAATCATTTGGACTAATTTTGTAAATAATTTTCCATTATTACTAGAACGTTACAAAAAATATAATCCATTATATATAAACGGAAGTGTGCCCGTAGACCAGAGACAAAAAAACGTCCTGGAATTCCAGAACGTTGATAGGGTAAAACTAATAATATGTAATCCACAGGCCTGCAAAGAGGGGATAACTTTAACTGCTGCAAATGTTGCTATTTATCTTGATCGAAGCTTTAACATGGTCGATTATCTACAAAGCGTAGATAGAATTCATAGAATTGGCCAACATAAAAATTGTTTGATTATAAATTTAATTTGTCAAAATACAATAGATGAAATAATTTCTGAAAATCTTTTCAAAAAACATTCTTTGGCTAAATACTTACAGGGGGATTCTAAAAACATAGAAAAACAAATGTCAGAAAAAGATTTATTAAAGTTGGCTTTAAGATAATTTTTATTTAATCTCTATTTTACTTCCTGCTGTTATTTTAAAATCCGCTAATGTATCTTCTGTTGCTCCACCACTAGCAGGGGTCGAACTAACTAAAAGACTATCCCCTGAGAAAGTTAATAAATCTGTTTGATCCTTTATTTCAACTAAGGTATCTTCTGTCGCTAAATTTCCAAGACCACTAACCGTAATAGTTCCAGTGTTTACTGAAAGGTGTCCACTAGGGTCTACTGTGACTCTATTATCAGAATCCCCATCTTTTATTTCAACGGCACCAATTTGAATATCTCCACTTATGGTTATATTTGTCGTTGTTGCTAAGGGGTTTTCATCACCTATTATATTTCCATTTTTATCAACTAGGGTAACTCTATCCGCATCAGCTGGGTTTTCCCAACGTCTTTGAACAATATCACCTTGGTCCACATAAGGATATCCATTGTTACTTACGCCCATTATGCTTTCCTATAATTTCTAATTGCTTCTTCTAAGGCGCTTAACATTCTTTCGTTTATTAACTCTCTAGAATGCCTATCTTCTTTAATATCATCTCTTAATTCTTTAAGAGAATTCGAACTTTCTTGAATATATTTAACTGCTTCATTAGATAAATTAATAAATCTATCTGTTACTTGTGCTCTTTCTTCCTTGTGTTCTTTATGTATTTTTTGATTTTCCTTGTAAAATAAAATAGCTGCATACCCTATACATAGTATAGCTATTCCTAAAATACCTTGAGTCATTAAAAAATCTATTATAGACTTAAACCACATAATTTACTCCTCTTTATATTATTTTATTTCTGTAAAATTTCAGATCCAGAATTTGTTTCAGTTACAGTTACAGTACTAACTTTTACATTTGTTAATAATGCTTTTTCAGCGTTTAATTCATCAAGTTGTGCTTGAAGTATTGCTATATCTTCATCAATTAATTTTAATTTAGCTTCTTTAACTATTACATATTCTATTACCTTAACTGGTCTTGTTTCCTTGCGTGTTATATCTTCTCCAACTTTAATATATTCTATTGTCATGGTTCACCTCCTTATGTTTTTATTATGAACGATATACTTAAATTCGCTGGGTTTGTTTCTAAACCTGTGCGTGGTGTGCCAGTATTGTTTAGTGTGTCCTCTTCATAAACATCTGCTCTTAACGCGCCAGTAGTCCCTCTTTTATAAAACCCAGTGCCTCCCGCGGAATAAGATATATTTAGAATGTCTACGAAAAAAGAGTTTCTATCAAAAACATTATGCCAGTGCCCCTGTATTTTATCGTTTTGATAAGTTCCTAAAGTGCCAGCAAAGGCTGTTGAGTTAGCGTTGGTTAATTTAGTTGAAGTACCAGCACCACGAGGAAATACACCTGCAAAATCAGGAACGTTAAATGTAGTCGAGCCGTCACCTACACCATAGGTCACACCGCATATAGCGAATAGTGATGCGTTTGTTGTTCGTGATATTGCAGCACCGTTACATAATACCCATCCACTAGGCGCTGTAGCACCAGCATACATTTGGATTG